TATGGGTGCGATTATGGTAATATATAAGTAGAGAAGGTGGTAAAGGGGAGTGCCAAAAAGAAGGAGTCTCAGGTGCGATAACACCCAAGACTCCTATAATTTAGAGGCTTGCTAACTGTTCTGGTGTAAGTTTGTAGGTTGTTACTTTAGAAGCCCTCTTAGCTGAGGACTTCCTTCTACCATCTTCCCACATTGTGGGAGTTTGGAAACCTCTTTTACCTTGCATAGCTTTAGCTTTGGAGTGATCTCCATAAGCATTTGACTGTCTGCGGTTAGAGTTCATCAGTTTTTCTGTTCTCATTTAGAAATCCTCCTTTGTAGTGTTACCAGTCTTAAACTGTTGAGCTTGAGAAGGGCCACTAAGGTTGTGGTAAATTGTACCTCTAGCACTTTTACGTGCCCAGACAGAGAAGGTTCTACCTTTGTATTGATTCAAGTCCATAACTTTAAAGCTACCTACTACACCTAATTGTCTGGCTATTTTAGCCAGATTATTCAGACACCATTCTAACTTCTCTTGGTAGCTGAGTTCTTTTTCGCTATCTTTTGATAGCTTTATGTGTGGGCTTTCGTAATATTTGTAGTCCACGTTTTGGTATTTAAAGTGAACTATAAATATTTCTTTTTCGCCATCTGCTTCTAGACCTGTGAACTCTACAGTATATGGGCCACCTTCTGGTAGTTTAGGTTCTATTGTTTTCTCTTGCTGTAGTGCCTGTTGAAATAGTTCTTTATTGTTGTTTTCTTCAGCGTACCCGTTACCTTTGTTTACCAATACATTTTTCTTTTCACTCATTATTTAATAACCTCCATATAATAGTATTTGAGGGGAGCTTTTATTGACTTCACCCTCATTGGTCGTAGTTTCCTANAATTTANAGTTTACAATTTCTTAGCTCTGTGGATGTTTATATCCATGATGTCTGAACTTAAACACTCTGTTTCTGGGACTACGTTGTCATTAGGATCATCGCAATAGTCGCAATAATCCTGTTCTTCATACATTGGGTAATTACAACATCTGCATAGCATCCAGCCTGGTTCTAAGAACAGTTGGGGCTGTTCCTTCAGGTATTGGATGTGGATGTAAGCTCTTAGGATGTCTGCTAGTGGTGTAGCGTCCTGAGAGCTTTTTACTTTTAGAGCGTTATTGCCTAGTGCTTTTTCATGGTTATATTGGTGTAAGAATTTGTAGGTGTTGTAGTTACTGTCTGTTGGTGTGAGTTTGAGTTGTCCTTCTGGTTCAGTGATACCTAGAGGACGTGCCCATGTTTCTAGTTCTCTTAGTATTTCGTTTAGTGCTTGTTCTCCTTCTCGGAGGTCATCTACTGTGATAGATGCTCCGTAAGTTTTGAGGGTGTCTATTGCTTCGTTTCTTTGTTGTGTTTTTATGAATGTTCTGGTGTTGTCTGCTTTAGTTTCGTTTATTAGATCGTTTGCTTCTTTCAATGCTTCATTTACTTTAGGCCAAACGTGGTAGTCCATGATTTGGTTTCTTTTTGTTTCTAACACGGTGTATTTATGCTCTACTTTGGCTTTTGTTTCAGGGTCTAGTGTGTCTTTAATGTCGTGATAGTCTTCAACTTTGTAGCGTTGGAAGTGTGGGTCTTCGTATAAGTTGTATATTGCTGGAATAACTGTTTTGAAGTTTTGTTCAGTAGCTTCTATACCTACGTCTGTTCCTCTTTGGATAAGGAACTTGGTTAGATTGAGTTGCTGTTCTGTAAGTGTCTTAGTGTATATGATGTAGAGTTTAGGTTGATTGAAGGAGATGTACCATCTTGTTGCTTGAATTTCTGCTTTAAGTGTTCTACCGCTTCTTTCTGCTCTTTCTAAGGCGTATTGATAGACGTTGCTGTAACCTTTAGTTTGCCATAGTTGCTGTTTGTCTGCTGGTACTTGGAAGTATGGATCTACCCATGTTCTGCCTTGAATGTGTGAATGGAGCTTCTTCTGCTGTGGGGATAGTGGGAAGGTGTAGTCTTCCCTGTTGTATTTACTTTCTACAGTAATCTTTAGAGTCATATTGGACTCCTTTCTGTGTTTTAGTGTCTTTATCACCTGACATAGTGGTGTTACTTATAGATTCCTTCGATTGGCATGAGTTCTTTTGCTGGAAGTATGCTGGTGCTATAGCCGTCTGTTACTTCAGCCATTCTTTCTTTAGCTGAGAGTATTTCTACTACTTGTCCTGCTGTGAAGAAGCCGTGACAATCCATGTCTGATCTCTTTACTCTTGCATATTTGTTCTTGAAGTATTGCATGTGTTTCACCTCCTTTGGTGTAGTATGGTGATGCTTAGTTACTTATAGGTTACTATAATGATTACGTTATTGAAGTTGAATATTCTGCCTTTGAGTCTATACATGTGTTTCACCTCCTTGTGTTAGTGTGGTAGTGAGTGATGATTTACAGTGGTAAGTTAGTGATGATTAAATACTTGATGATGATTAGCATAGTGAGTGGCCAGATGATTACTAATAGTTGCATTGTGTTCACCTCCTTTCGTTTATATATGTTTTACATATATGAATGTATTTGGATGGGGGTGGGTTTAAAATCCCTTATATATAGGGTATACGATATATATAATATATCTCCCTTCCTCCTCTCCCCCTCTCTAATAAAATCAAATCTAATTACCTCCTTATCAAAACCCCCCCCCATAATTAAAAACCAAATATAACTTGACATTTCCCTCCATATATGGTATAATAAGGTATCAAATATCAGAAAGGAGTTTTTAAAATGGAAGATAATACCATCACTTTAACTCTAAAAGATGGTAAAGTTACGGTAGAACAAGAAAAACCCCTCGACTTATCCGTATATTTACAGATAATGTTGACGGGTATTTTAACTGCTATGAACCAAATAGTTGCCCAAGCCCCTGAAGAAGAAGAACAAACTGTTAAAGAAGAACTATATGATATGTTAAATCATGGAGCCAGCAACGTGCTGTCAACCTTTGCACCTGATCTGGAACTCCGTCCCAACCTAACAGAACGTGCTATCTTGAAAGCCGAAGATGAAATCATCGAAAATGGTGGGGCTGATGATTTCAAAAACCCTAACCCACCATTACCAATTACTAAACATAAACATAAACATAAGCATTAAAGGAGGTGAAACTCTCCTATGGCCCTAACTCTTTTTAAGAAGTCCCCCTGGTTAAACCATGCTGTTTTTACAGAATTTAGTGAAAATAAATCTAATCAAGAACTCTATCATGGTATGGTCGGTACTACTGCCAGGACTATGTTTTGGCGTGAGATAAAAGACCGTTATTTAGAAACTGGCCCAGATGCTCAACAACACCCTCTTGGGGAATCTTTAGAACCCAGTGGTCTTGAACACTTTATGCAAGGTACAGCTCCTTCAGCTCCTCCAGTTCCTGATACATTTAATTTCGCCCCAGTTGGAGTAACGGATTCTGTAACTACTGATCCAATTGAAGGGGCGACTGTAACAATGGTTGCCTATAGTAATAGTATAACCTACCTTTATGATGTATCAAAAGAAACTAATGCAGACGGACTTACTGGTTTTGATGACTATGTAGACGCCGTATATGTTGAAATATACGTTGATAAAGACGGTTATGTATCTTTCGTATCTGATCCAATATTAGTTGATTATGATGAACTAACTAATAATGAGTTGTTTGTAGCTTTAGATCCTGAATAATAATAATAATAATAAAAAGGAGGTTGATTTTTATGGCAGATGTAACTTTAACGATAGGTGATGGACAAGACCAACAGCAGACTTTACCAGTACCTGATTCTAAGGTTCCGTATAATGCTATTCATATTAAAAATACAAGTGATGCAATGGCCCAGGTAATGTGTCCTGGTCGAAGGCTTTTTGGAGAACAGCAGGATTTAGTAGATAAGCAAGTGCTTGTTACTGTCCCTGCTGATTCGGAAGCTTATTATTACCTCAGAACTCCCATTAATATGGAAGACCCTCTGTATGTTAACCACGATGATCAAGCTAATGCAGGTGATTGCGAGTTTACTTTTGAAAATGTAGATACCGAAGCAGCCTGGCTTGAGTGGAAGAACTCTACTATTTAATCTAAAACCCTAAAGCGAGGTGATCCCCCATGACCCCTGCTTTGATTAACTACTTAATGATAGCCTACCTCCAGACAGGACAACCTTACCCTCGTTAAACTTTGGCCTTCTGAGCCTCGATCAGTCCCCCCTGAAGGCTCGGAGGGCTACTTTTTTATAAGATAAGGAGGTTTTAATGGATAACTCTAAATATAAAGACGGTGATATAGATGTGGTTAGTAGAAACTTTAGGTTTACTAGAATGTGATGTATGTGGACATACCCTATTAGAAGGATGCGGGTTTTATTTAGATACCTCTAAACCTACTATTGTTAATGGTCAGTTTATCCCAGAACAAGCTATAGTGGTTTGCCACGACTGTAATAAGGAGCAATAAACAATGAGAGATTTCAGTAAGTGTCCCAGATGTAGTTCACCTACTAAAACAACTAAAGCCTTTCATGGTGGAGACTCTGAGTTTTGGCTGGAGTGCGAGAGGTGTAATACTTTTATAAATACATATATTCCTCAGCAGCACCAGGAAGCTGTTCATACTGACCCCCATCGTTATATAGGAAACTTCGGAGGCTATGGATCAGGCAAAACCCTTACTTCACGGGAAGAACTATATAAACATATGCTTCTTACTCCGAAGGGTAACAGTTTAGTGGGGGCCAATGTCCAGTCCCAGTATGAACAAACTATCAAAAGAGATATTGAAGCCGATCTTCCTGCTGCCTTTATCGAAGGGCACAGTGCCCAAAAACAATATATTGATTTAAAAAACGGTCATCGTTTAATGTTCAGGCCCTTTGATGATGCTAATAAACTACGAAGTTATAATCTTTCAATGTTTGTAATGGTAGAAGCTTCTGAAGTAAAGTTTGAAGCTCATACTCAGCTTAAATCAAGACTTCGTAATACTGCTGCTACTGTTCCTGAAAGGGATACAGAAGGCAACATTAAATACAAGGAGACTAAAACTGGTGTAGGAATTCCTCTTATTAAAGCTGATTGGCGTAAAGGTATAGTAGAGTCCAACCCTGATGCTGGCTGGATTAGAAACGATGTATTACTTAAAGCTGATGATATTCAAAAACACGGCCAGATTGATGATGATTATGCTATTTTAGAAGACGAACAAGACCCTGCTATTTCAGCCCATGTAACTGCTACTTCAGCAAATGAGTTTTTACCTGATTCTTTTATTAATGAACTGTGTAAAAACAAACCTACCTGGTGGGTAAATCGTTTTGTTTTCTCCAGTTTTTTATATGCGGAAGGCTTGGTTTATCCTTCAGCTCTACGATGGGTGGTTCCTTCTTTTGAAGTCCCCAGACAATGGAAAAGAATATGTGCTTTTGACTACGGATTATCCGATGATGCGGTATTTCTCTGGGGAGCAGTAGATGAAAGACATAATTTGTTAGTAATTTATAAAGAAGAAAGGGTGAATGACCGAAATGTAGAGACTTTAGCCAAGATTTTTAAGGAAGGAAGCGAGGATATAGCTGTAGGAGGGTGGATTACTTCTCCTTTAATTGACCCAAAAAGTGGCCCTAAACGGGATTATGACAAAAAATCCTTGGCAGACCACTTCATGGACTACGGAATTTACTTCCAACCAGGCCATTCCAGCCTCGATGCCCGTATATATCGTTTAAACACCTACTTTGAAAGCGGAAAAATCCGAATTATGGACTGTTGTAGGGGTCTTATTCAGGAATTAAGGGATTATAAGTTTAAATCCCAGTCTATGGACTCTACAACCTGGGATAATAAGCCTGAAGATAAGAATAACCATGCCATTAACCCTTTAGAATGGATAGTAATGGAGCTTCCAGCCGATCCCAGGAACTTAGTGCATGGAATTTACAATAAAAAGGGAGATAATCTTCTACAGCAACAACCTAACCAGTCTGATGAATGGAATTATGCTATGCACGTGTTATCAGATACTGAAGATGACGCTCCACAGCAGTTAGACGACAGTCCGTTTGAAATGATTGATTATTTTTATTAGGAAGGAGGAAGCAAATGGAAACTGCAATAGTAATTTTAAGCATTTTAGTATTTTTTTCCCTATTGTTTATTATCGTATCAGGTAAGGGAGTGGTAATTAATATAAATTATAGGTATGAACAACCTCCCGCACCTGCCCAAGAAGAAACCGAAGAAGAAGAAGTTAAAACCGACGACGATCAAACTGTTGTATTAGACGAAATAACAACCGCAATCCAGGAGGCTATGGGGGTGGACATGAATGACAGATAAGAAGAAGAAAAAAGAAGAAGAGGAAGAAAATAAATTAGAAATGACAGAAAACGATGATATAGACGTTAAAGATCTTTATGAGAAATATCAGCTTTGTAAGTCGCACTATACTAAAGAACATAAACGTATGAAGCTGTTGGACTCGACAGATAGAGGAGAGTTATGGAAAGCTTTAAACGCTAAGTTCCCGCCTTACCAAATTCTTCCCGATACTAATTTTATCAGCTACATTAAAACAAATCAGTTAGCTTCTATATATACGGTTACTAAAGGTGCGGAAATTCAACCTACTTCAGAAGAAGATAAAGATTTGACAGTAAACTTAAATGTTGCTTTAGACAGAATTTGGGAACTGAGTCAAATAGGATATTATCAGTTTCAGGCAGGAGAGAGGGCAGCCCTCTTAAATATGGGGATTACTCAGGTAGGATGGGACGAAACCCTAACGGGTGGTTCTCAACATTCTTTCTATAAGGGTAATGTAACTGTTAAAAATATTGACCCTATTAAGTTTATGAGAGACCCTTTTGCTACCAGTTTAGACACTGCCAACTATTGTATGACCTATGAAATCTACCATAAGAATATCTTTATTCAGAACCCGAAGTATAAAGACGAATATAAAAAGTATAAAGAAAAACAG